ATTTGGCTAATACAATGACAGCTACTTTAACTCTTGAACAATATCCACAATCTGCAGCTAATGTAACTACAACAGGTTCTATTTCTAATACAACAGAGAAAATTGATATAAGAGGTAGAGGTAGAGCGGTTAAAATTAAATATGAAACTAATACAGTTAATGACACAGCTTGGAGACTTGGATCTACTAAGCTACAACTTAGACCAGACGGAAGAAGATAATGGCAAAAATAACAATTACACGATTACCAAATGCTACACCAGAATATGATGCTAATCAGTTTGATCAAATGGTTGCATTACTAGATCAAATTATTCTTTTACTTAATACAAACTACCAGCAAGATTTAAGAGAAGAATCACAGTCGGAGGCTTTTTTCCTTGGCTAATGTATTTAAAAGCGCAATGGTGGATATTACCTCAACAAATTTAACAACTGTTATAACAGTTCCTACGGCTAATCCTGGTGCAACGCCACCAGT